GCATGGTCATACAACTGATGAAAGCTGTTGTGACCTTGTGGTGTGCCAATCGCAATCATCCAACCATTTCTATCAGATAAAGCCGGTCTAATAATTTCTGTCCATAGTCTCGGTGGCATTTGTGCTACCTCATCCAGGATAACACCATCAATGTATAATCCTCTTAAACTGTCTGGTCTCTCACAACCAAGCAATTGTATTCTTGCACCATTCGGTAAATCACAGCGAAGTTCTGTTTCATGGTACTGCACATCCGGTAAGACACTTGTATATTCTTTGACATAATCCCAAGCAGTTCTTTTTGCCATTGAGTATGTCGGTGCTAGATAATAATATCTAGGTCGAGACAAGGTATTCTGCATTGCCTTTTTCAGCATCTCATTAATGCACAAGACTGTTTTGCCAAATCGTCTATGGCAGACTAACACATTAAAACGTTTAAGATCTTTGTGTACTTCTAATTGGTGTTCTCTAGGCTTGTAGGGTATGACAATTTTCACGCATCCTTACTTCCTTGCTCGTTTAAGTAATCTCTTATTCTGGCTACGTCATTGCCTTTAACTTGACCTTTACCTGCTGTCTCTGGGTATTTAGTTTTGTTGTTAAGTGCGATGACCAATTCTTTAAAGGGGTCGGTTACTTTTTTAGTTTTTTTCTTTTTCATAAAAATTCGTAAGAGGTTTGTTTTGTGTTGAAATAGGTTACATTTGCAGTCTGCACGACCTCGTGGGGTTGCCACAATTTTATTTTATATAATAATTATTAATTTATTTACAAAAATGACCAATATCTGACCAGTTTGTTAATTTATTAAGCAGAACAACAAATAATATACTATGTCTTGTAATATTTTATTAATTTATTTATATTTTTTTCTCACACGAGACGTTTGGCAATAAAATTATTTTTCTTATAATTATTTATTGTTATCCCTACCTTTTCTCTCAACCAACCTAAATTAATTATCTTTAATTACAAACAATTTCATCAATATTCCGTCTATTATGGAATAAAACCTTAACGAAAGCGTTTACTTATGATGAATGAAGAACTTATAAATAAAATACTAGAACTACTTAATCCATTAGATATTGATAGTAGATACAAAGTCTTAGAAGATCTCAAAGTATCTTTAGATGAAATAGATGGTAATGATCTTTAATCACTTGCCCAACTAATCTCTATCTTCTTATCATCTGTATCAGTAATACTTAATGTTTGTTTCTCTGTACCATATCTCTTAGCAGATAGTTTACCTGCCTGCCATTGTACGTTCTTGGCATAGACTTCTAATAGTTTAACCTTAGACATTGGTATATTCTTATCGCCGAGAGCATCCTCGATACGTTCATCTAGATTACTAATCAGCATCTCTATTCCAGACTCTTTAGCCTTGTAGTACAAATCTCTTAGCTTATCATCCTTGTCCATCCATTGTCTCCAGACATTGTAACTAATCCCACATTGTTTCGTGGCATTCTTTATTCCCATGCCTTGTTCCAGGAGTATTAATACTTCACGACATAAAGTCTTGCTGTACTTACTTGGTCTACCTACTTTGTTTTGTTTAACTGGTACTGTCATTAGTGTATTGTTATTTCGTTCTTCGGATGAATGATATCGCCATCAGTTGACTCTGACTTCATTGTTTGTGCAAAGTCCATAGCTTCTTGCTCCGATGCAAAGTTGTAGTATCTAATAATTATTTCTGATTGTTCAGTTTCCGGATTTTTAACCATGAACACACTACAAAACAGATCGTCTGCTAAAAGTTTCATTTAATAAATACCTTATGTCCTCCACAGTCAAATAATGCTTATGCTTATTAATATTGTTGTATGCTTGAATAACATCCTCTGGCTCTAATCCTGCAAAGGAACATACTAACTTGAAGTCTTTACCACCAACCCAATCAAGAGCTTCTTGGTAATACTTACTGTTTAGTCTATTTTGCCAGAGAAATTTATTACAAGCATCAGTTAATCCTTGAACTAAACAAGCAATCCAAAGTCGCTGTTCGTTCATATAAAAAAAAGCCACCTTGCAGATGGCTATAATTGTTGTCGTAATTTATGTGATTATGTATGTTTCTAATGATTTACTAACCATTTGTTAATAGATACAAATACAGAACTACATTTTAAAGTATTCAACCAACCTATCTAATGCTTCTCTTAGTTTATCCATTTGTTTTTTAGCCGGTTTATTCTCTACGATCACTTGCCATATTATGTGCCAATGATTACCCAACTCTTTAATAATAAAATGAAACTCTGAATAACTGTCTATGCTACTAACGACAGAATGTTCCTTGCTGCCTTGTCCTAAATTTTCTTTTAAACTAGCAGTAACTCTTTGTCGTATTCCTGCATTCTCTGATATTTGGTCAAACTTATATCCTGCCCAATATCTTCTACTGTTATTCTCTGAATTAGTTATATCAAGTAAATTCCTGGCATAATAGTTTTCTAATACTGATTTATGTTCATGCTCTAATCGTCTACCATCTAAAGCAAATACTATACGAAGTTTAGAGCCATCAACTTTTCTAATTAATCCATCCTCCGTTTTAATTAATTCTTGTACTCCAAAGTCAGATGGTGCTTTAATTTTCTTTTTTCTTTTTACCAACGTTTAAACTCTTCCTCTGTTATTAAATTTTCTGTTCGCATTTGACGTACCATGTCATCAGATATTGATGTGCTGCGAATTCCTTTTTTTACAAAACCAACATAATCTTTATGTGATTTCTTTTGTGGTACTCCAAAATTATCTGTTTCTTTTTTTACCGGTAATTCTTCTTCCCACCTCTCATGGTTTAACCATGTAGCAAAGTGTGGAATAAACTTTGGATCATCAGCTTGTCTGCAAAGAGCATTATATTTTTCAATTAATGTATCTGGTTGAACGTCTTTTGCTTTTCGTAACCAAAATTTTAGACCTTCACTTTTAGATCCTCGTTTGATTAATAACTGCTCCCATATATTATTATATATAGATACAGATACAGAGTCTTTGCTAGATGTTTGCTTGGCTTTTGCTAGACCACCTTTTTTCCCTGTTTCTTGCCGAATACGAGCAATATCAATCTTATCTTCACGCCTTTTTTTCTGTACTAATTGGTGGTAACGACCATCAACCAATGCAAGTTTATGCGTTATAACCCACATCAGATCCTCTTTTTGTTGTTCCATTATTGCTAAATCATCTGTTGGATCACACACCATTCTAAAGATAAAATTAAAATCATTTGGCAAACCTTTTCCATTTGCTAAACCTAAATGACAAAATAACCTGGAGTATAATCCTTCTTGTTGAGCAGTCATTCCTGCACAACCAGATCTCCAATCTGCATAGTAAAAATCAATGTAAGGAAATTTTATATCTTCACTCATAGCTTTCCTTTATTGCTAGTCCGATATAGTATGGAATTAATGGAACTATTGCATTACCAAGTGCTTTAATTCTGTTTACTCTATCTTTGTCCAGTTCGTAGGAAATGCCATCAGGTACTCCACGAAGTTCGGACTCAATCTGCCACCAGTTTTCTTTGCATTGTTCATCCCATGTACCTGCTCTCCTAAGTTGCTCTTCCCTCTGTCCGTAAGTGCTGCTCTTGAGTCTTGTGCTTTCGGTGTTCCGTACATGGTTAAATAAACTTGACCGGGCAATCCTAGTTGTCTCCCATTCTTTTTTCTCTTTTGATGATATTTTATGTTTGGAGTGTCTACTTTGCTCATTGATGCTGTCGGTGTTTGCCACATTTTCTGTTTCTCTAGAAACAACATCGCATCCGATAGTTTTGCTCCAAAGGTTTTGTGTTTGGCATTCGGATTTTTCTTGCGTAGTAGAAAACTCCCTCTCTTGGTCAATTCCACTCTCTCCGATTGTTCCCCTCCCTCCTCGCATCCGACTGTTGGAGTAGGAAACAATCCATATTCTTTGTCTTTGATGTTTTGCACCGATGCTCGAAGCTGAAATATTAAAGCACCTTGTGGTGTAGCCTTCGCTTTCCAAGTCCTCAAGTATGGTGTCGAGATAGAGTTTAACAATTCCACTAACGTTCTCTCCAATAAACCAAGTTGGTCTTGACTCTTTGATAATTCTAAAAGTTTCTTTCCAGAGATTTCTGTTGTCATCTTTTCCTTTTTGTTTTCCTGCTACTGAAAATGGTTGGCATGGAAAACCTGCTGTTAAAATATCTGGCTGTAAATTGTGTTCTTGTGGTTTAAAATTTTTAAGATCTTCATAAATTGGTATATTTGGAAATTGTTTTGTTAATACTTTTTGACAAAATTTATCTATCTCTACAAAACCAATTGTTTTAAAATAATTTGTTGATTGTAAACCTAATGCAAAACCACCAATGCCGGAACATAAATCTAAATGTTTAAGCACAAGGTACTTCTTTTAAAATGATTAAAGAACGAGAACGATATTCTCGTTTTGCTAGGTATTGTTTATCAACTAAAGCATCAACTAACTGACTAGCTGCACTTGGCGTTTTGTATCCTAAACCCTTTTGTATTTCTCTAAATGATGGAGTTTTATTATTTTTTTTAAAAAAATTTTGTATAAATTGCTGTGCTTTTATCTGTCGTGGCGTTAAGTTTTGTTTTAAATTAACGATTTTGTCACATAAATTGCACTTTATTTCCATATTTTGACAAATAGTTTTTTATTAATAATTTGTCAATTTTATTTGACATATGTAAAAAGTTACAATAATTGGAAATAAATTGACATATTTTGCAAAAAGGAGATAAAGTATGCAAATGAAGTTACTAGACAAAAAAAAATATTTAATTAACTTAAATGCTTTAGTTAAAGAAAAAGGTCATTCTCCTTCTGGTAGAGCATTACATTTACTTACTGCTGATGAACCAAATGGTTATGGTAAAATGTCTC